AGGCGAGTGAAGGGGGTGAAAGTGTGATGCAGCGGCACGATCACGCTTTTTTGCCCGCACCCCCCACCGCCGTCGCGGGTTCGTATGGCGGCTAGCCCTCATGGCTTGCCGAAAAAAAAAGAAAAACGACAAATGGCGGATGTTGGAGTGTGTTTGGGAGTGTGCTGGAGCTGCGTTGCGTGGCTGCTGCTGAACTTGCTCTAGCGTGCGTGCCATGCGCAACATCGCTGACATGTTTATCCGCAAATGTCAAATGTCAAAACGCGGGTATATTGCTTGCAGCTTCAGCCATAGCGAATGAAACCGCAGTGTCAAACACACTGTCATCGACATCAGGTGCTGGCGCGTTTGAGTCCACGGCACGGAGGCCCGCAATGCGATCAACAATCGCGTTATGCAGAGCGTCGCTCATCGGCAGGCCAGCCATGTAAGCAATCGTCGCGACGAGGCTTTCAATAACGCGATTGGCAAACGCGTCACACCAAAAGCTCACAGCATCATGTTCTGCCTGCTCAAAGACGGCTTTTATTGCTTGCAGCTCCGCTATTTGCTGCCTCGCCGCCAAAAGCTCGGACTCCAGTTGGTCGCATTTGCCCTGCGGGTCAACTTGTTGTGCCGCCATTGCATCAAACGCTTCATTGTTCATCGCCATCACCTTTCGGAAAATTATCGACACTGTGAAAACCGTCAATGTCTACCCACGGACGAGGCTTTTCGCCTTCCATTTGTCTTCGCTTGCGACAAGCGGCGGTCGCTGTAATGGCTCGACGGGATTTTCGTCGGCCGCACCCGCATGTGCAGTCCCAAACGGTAGTCGGGGAGCGGCGCAACACGGCGCAAGCCAATACCCGGCCCATTTGCACGGGAACGCCATTTCCGACGGCGCGAAATTTGGCTATTCGCGACCATCCATGCAGCACGAGCGGGGCGTCAAGCCCCTGGCGGCGACACACATCGGCAAAATCCGTGGTATCTCGCGTTTTGGTGGTGACCGCCTCGGCAGGACGGCCTTTTCTCCGCGTTTTAGGACAGTCGTTCACACGAATTGGCCGAATAATGTGCTGTTTTGCAGATCCAAACTGCACGTGACGAGATCGCAACTGCCTGCCGCCACATTCAAAATCCGTAATTGGTATTCGCTGCACGCGATACCCCTCAACACGCACATCGGGTACACACGGGACGTTTTCGATTAGAAACCACTCTGGGCGACATTCGGAAATGATGCGGCAAGTGTGCTGCAGCATCGTGCGACTGGCAATTACGCTAGGGTGTTCGGCATTAAGACGCTGCGAGTTGGCAATCGAAAAGCCCTGACACGGCGGGCCGGCAATTATGCCATCAAATCGCTTCGGTACGCCACGGAAATTGACTATGTTTCCGCCGGTAATCTTGTCAGCGGCCTGAACAACACAAAAGCCACAGTGCTCAAACGACCTGTCAAGCAGGCCGACGCCGGGGAAAAGCGACAACACAAGCTCGGACATGTACGGCATCCAGATGGAAAAGACTGGAAAAGTATGCTACAACAACCTTACAATGCGTAATTGAAGCGACAGGCAGTGTAATAATTGTGGCACACAAAGGCAAGTGAAACATGGCTCGACCACGAATGAAAGCCGGAGAACGCAAGGACTTGATCGTGCGAGTGCGAGTGACGGCGGATGAGCGAGCACAGATTGCTCAAAGCTGGAAACAGTCTGGCGAACCAACGGAAGCAGCGTACATTCGCGGGCAGCTCTTAGGTCAGCAAAATGGCAGCAAAAAAATCAGGCGACCCTGACGAACCGTTAGCGATATCGCTGGCTGACGAAAAAAAACGAGCCAGGATAGCTGCTGAGGTGGACGCATTGACGGCACGGCACGGCGATAAGCCGACTGACAACGATGCCGACATGACTTTCGCGTACAAAAAAATGCGAGCTACGGTAACACCGCTTGAGTGCCCATCGCCGGGTGCGTGGTCATGGTGGGAGTACGCACAAGCAGACCCGCAAAAGTTCCTCGAAATCTACGCAAGACGCGACGATCAGAAGCTGAAAGCGATCGGTGCGGCGTCGCAGCAGCGAATGGAGGACGACAGACGACGGCAGTTCGGCATGCTGGAGCGCGTGGAACACCAGTTGCAGTTAAATGTTACCGAAACCGTCCGAGAGTTGATGGAAAAGTTTCCCGAGGATGTGCTGCTCGAATGCAAAAAACACACTGAGGCGTGGGCGGCATTTTTCGCAAAATATCCGCAAGCATGACAAGCACAATCCAGCATGCCATCAAAGTTATGAACGCCGTGGGGATTCCCGAGCGGGACACCGCCGTGTATTCGTCACTCGGGCTCAAATCGCCGGCATTGAATTTGAAATGGCGACGACTGTGTTTGCAGCTCGGGTACGAAAACCCAGAATTCGCGCGTGAAATTTGGATTTTGTGTGCTCGCGATCCGCTGTTTTTTCTGAATACGTTTGGGTGGCTGTTGGAAACGCGAAAAAAACAAGAATGGAACACGACAAGCCGATATGGCACGGCCAAAGAAATCCCATTCATCACGAGAAGCTATCAGGACAAGCTTGTGATGGACATTTTGCCGCACCTAGGCGTGCGAGACGTTGTGATACCGAAATCTCGCGAAACTGGAATTAGCTGGATGATCGGATCGGCAATCGCAGCTTGGGAATGGATTTTTTACGAACAGACACACATCGGCTTTGTGTCAAAAGACCTGCTGTCGGCAAACAATGCAGACGACCCAGATGCGTTGTTTAGCAAACTTGACTTTTTGCTGAAGCGATTACCAAACTGGATCCTCAGTGAAAACGACTACGAAAGAAACATTCAACGAAACACGTATGCAAACATGCGGAATGGGTCGTCGGTTACGGCGTATGCCGCAAACGCCGACATTGGGCGAGGTGGACGAAAAGCGTGGATGTTGATGGATGAATTTCATTTTTTTAAGCCCGGTGATGACCAAGCGGCTCTTGACTCAACGACACATGTCACGCCCAGCCGCGTGTTCGTTTCGACAGCTAGCCGCCGGAGCGTTTTATGATGTAGTGATGGCCAGCGAGCAGAGCAACGGAGTCAAGATCATCATTGACTGGAAGGACGATGTTGAAAAACGCCGTGGCCTGTACCACAGCGAGCAGCTTCCAGGCACGGACAACTACCGGCTAATCATTGACGACATGGATTTTTGGCTGCAACATGCCACGTTCGATGTGCAACAACCCTATCGCCATCCGCTCAAAAAAGGCGCGTTTTACCCGTTTATTCTCGACGGCCGACATCGATCACTGTACTACGATCACGTGTGGAACCGCGTGGGCTCAACGCCACAATCAGTATCCGCAGAGCTTGACCGCGATTTCGGCGGGGCAACGTCACAAATCTTCAATCCAGAGCTGCTGCGGCGAGCCATACAAGGGATAAAGCCTGCGGTATCGTTCGGCAATATCGTACGATCGCAAACAAAGCCAGATGAATGGGTACTTGAGGAATCGCTGACGCCAGACACGGTTACGCTTTGGATTGACCTAAAAAGCACGCAAGGGCGACCGCCAAAAAGAGAGTACGTGTTTGGTGTGGACGTGTCCGCCGGCACGGCTGGCGAGTGGTCGAGCTATTCGGCGCTTGAGGGGCTCGACAAGGAAACCGGCGAACAAGTGTTTGAGTGGCGATCAAACAAAGTGGATCCGATTCAGTTTGCTGAAATGGCTGTTTGGGTGTGTCGTCTGTTCAACAATGCCTATTTGGTGCCAGAAATCAATGGGCCGTTGGGAACGTTGTTTATCAACAGAGTGCTGAATTTGAAGTACACGCGAGTATTCAAGGCCATCAAAACGCGAGTGGCCTATCGCGAGCCCATTGAAAAGTACGGCTACACCAACCCCGATCGTGGAATGGAATTGCTGCAACACCTGCAAGCGTGCATACGAAAAGGCAGAGTGAAACCAAATTCATCAATCGCACTGAATGAGTGTTCGCGATATTTTATGAAAAACGGCAAGCTGGTACACTCGGCGGCCGAGACCACGGAGGACGGTGCAAACATGGGTCTGGCACACGGCGACGCGGCAATAGCGCTGGGCTGTGCGGCGTTTGGCATCGACGACACGGCAATAGCCAAGGAGGCCACACCGCAGGCAGAAGTGCCATATCAATCGTTCGCCTGGCGACGAAAGCAGTTTGAAGAAGCGACACGGCGGCGACAATCCCTAGGGTTTTGGAACGAGGAATATTGACGCATGGACACACAAAAATTCAAAGCACTAAAAGAGGCGGTACGAACTGCACACAGAGAATTGAAACCGTTTCGTGACGAGCTGGAGCAGGCGGTACGTACGTACGTCGGTCCACATTATGGCAACAATAGGGGATCGTCGCGACCAGTCAATATGCTGCAGCTTGCAGTTGAATCACTGTTGCAACAATTGTCTTCGCGAGCGCCACAGGTATTGTGCAGGACGCAAGTGGCGGATTTGAAGGCACAAGCCACAGAAATTGAGTTGGCTTTGAATCAAGCAATGAAAAGCATCAAGTTTCAACGCGAGCATCGCCAGTGGGTTCTTTCAGCCATCTTTTGCGTGGGCGTGCTGGAGCTTGGACTAAGTACGGTCAATCGTGCGGAAATAGACGGTCAACAGATACCACTCACAGAGCTGTTTTGTGAAAGCATTTCGTTCGATGATTTCGTGTACGACACACGAGCAACAAAATGGAAAAAAGATCGCGTGACATTTTGGGGGCATCGATACACGATGGATTTAGAAACGGCCAGAAACAATCCAGAGTTCGATGCGGAGGCGAGAAAAACGCTCAAAGCACTCGAAAGAAGACAAGGCTCTGGTTCAATTTCTACCGGTGAAAAACGGCAAGACGGATTTGCCGAGGTGTGTGAGCTGTGGCAAATTTTCGTCCCTGCATTCGAGCAGGTCGTCACTATGACCGACGACAGCGACATACCCTTGCGAATCGTTGACTGGGAAGGACCGGAAGGGGGGCCATATCATTTGCTCGGGCTAAATGATGTACCAAACAACATCATGCCATTGCCGCCGGTTGCAAACTGGATTGATCTCGACGAGCTGGAAAATCTGTTGTGGAGGAAGTTGGGCAATCAAGCGTCCAGGCAAAAAACCATCGGTGTCTGCGACAACGCAAACATCACGGATGGACAGCAAATCATCAAAACTGGCGATGGAGATGTTATCGCCGTAGGCAACCCAAACAGTTTCAAAGAGGCTAGGTTTGGTGGCGTCGATCAGCAAACGCTGGGGTTTGCAATGAGCGTCAAGCAGACGGCCGATTTCGTGATGGGAAACCTGTCAGCACAGTTGGGATTGGGCACGACGGCTGAGACGTTAGGCCAAGAACAAATCATCGCAAATGCGGCAAACGCCAGAATTGCCTCAATGCAAGGCACGATTTTGACGGCAACAGAACAGGTGTTGCGAGACGTGGCGTTTTATTTGAACACGCACCCGACAATGAATTTCGACATCACGCAAAGAATACCCGGCGTGGACATGGAAATTGACCTGCAATGGCCATTTCGCGACGATGGATTTGGGCAAGAGCAAGACGTCCGTCGCGGAACCCCCGTAGATTATGACATATCGATCGTGCCGTACTCCATGACGGCAAGCACGCCACAGCAACGGGCGATGATGCTGCGGCAATTGTGGGCGCAAGACATTCTGCCCTCTGTGCAGATGGGACTGGTTCCGAACATTCCGAAGTATTTCGACGCTTTGGCAACGCTGCTGGACCTCCCCGAGCTGCGAGACATAGTGACCGAATCGCAACCAGAAATGAATCCGCTGCAACAGGCGTCACGCCAAATGGCGTCAACGGCCGGAAAACCGAACGGACAATACACGAGAAGCAACGTGTCTCGCGGGCAAACACCTCAAGCCGCCGAACAGCAAATGATGCAAACGCTGATGGCGGCACCCGCAGCCGAATAGTGTTCGGCCGTACACTGCGACAAATGGCGGATTTTTCAAATGCAAAGATTCTGTGTAAATATTCAAGGATGTAGATATGCCCGTTTACGAATTCATTGATGACAGCGGCACCGTACATGTGGTGTCGATGACGTTCGCGGAGTTTGATCGACGTGTGCAAGACGACAAAATTCGGCTCGATGATGGCACGACGGCTAAAACGTACTGGAATTCGCGTGGGCCATCGACGGTGCCCGCAAACTACCCTATGGTAAGTTCAGCGGCTGGTGTGCATCCGGCGGATATACAAAGGCACATGGAGCACTTGCGACAAAAGGGGTGTGGGCAAGTTGATCACACAAGCGACGGTGACGTTATTTTCAGAGACAAACATCAGAGAAAAAAGGTGTGCGAGGCGTTGGGGTTGTTCGACCGCGACGGCGGATACAGCGATCCAGCACCGAGGTATCGCACAGCAAATGTGCGCAAGATGCGTTGACAATATGACGGCGCTAAGCTAACGTGATTGTGTCTGTCAATACGGGGCCGTGTTTTTTCCGGCTGTTACAGGCAGAAGCCGAAACTGATCATTTCGGTTGAGATGCGTCAACATTGCGACCTTTGACGGGGCCGTGCAGAAAGCATGCGCCCCGTTTTTATTCAAAGGTAGCGGCAATGTCCGACGAAGTACAAAATGAATCCGATACTGGTTATGGCGTGACGGATCCGGGGGCGACGCCACAGGACAGCTCGGAGGACGGCGCGGCCATTTTGGCGCAGTTGCGAGCGGAAAATGGCTTGGAGCCGCAAGGCGACCGCAAAGTCGCCAATAGCCGCGATGGTGGTCAGCCGCCAAAAGCACAGGGCGGTGATGACGCAAGGTTTGAAGCATCGGACGCAAGCGATGAAATTCCCGATGAACTGATTGATCGCGCGTTAGCTGTTGGTTTCGAAAACGACGAGCTGCGGCAGTTTCAATCAACTGCCGAATTGCAACGAGCAGTCAGTCTGGCCGAGCGAATTGCTGCCAGGGAAAAACAGGCAGCTACGACAAGCGACGCAACGCCATCGCCGGCTGCGGTGGCTGAACCCGACTGGGACAAAATGCTGTCAGACGGGCACGATTCCGAACTGATTGCTTTACAGAAAACAATGTGGGCGCAAACCAAAGCCGCGCGTGACGAAGCTCAACAGCTCCGAGCCAGTGAACAAAGCCGTGAGTTTACGGCATTTTGTCATCGGTTCGATGATGCACTGAGCGACATGAACGGCTTTGAGGCTGTGTTTGGTAAGGGACGTCGAGCAGAATTATCCGTCCAAGATCCGACGCAGGCCGCTAATCGTCAACGAGTGTTCACGCAGATGGAAGTGCTGCGGCGTGGATACGAGGCGGTTGGCCAGCAAGTACCGACCGAGCTTGAGTTGATTCGCTCGGCAGCAGCAAGCGTATTTCCCGACCAAGGCCAAAAAAACGCTCGTCAGGCTGTTTTAGGACGGATGCAGAAAGCTGGAAACCAGACTGTCGCAAGGTCGAACAGCGGAGGACGCCAGCCGGCGTCCGGTCGCGATTTGGCAGCGCAGAAGGAAGCAGCGTTCTGGAAAGAGCACGGCGACAATTAATACAAGGATAGTTGAAAATGCCTCAAGTTACACCGCAGGACGTGGCGGATCTGGTAGCAAATATTCTGCCGGATCTGGACCGCATGAATTGGGAGCAGATCGCACAGCCTCTGCAAGATTACGAGATGATGTCGCACTGGCTGAAAGATGACAAAATCGTCTTCGGCGACGGCATTGCGATCAGAAAGAACCTGTTGACACAGTTGTCCGGTCAGGCGGCGTCCCATACGGGAATGACCGATACGGATGATGTGGACATTCCCGATCTGATGGATGACATCATTGTGCCGTGGCGACACGCACAGACCAAGTGGGGATACCACTATCAGACGGACATCCTGATGAATCGCGGACAATCGCG